GCTCCTGCCCTTGTCACATCCTGCGTGGGGAGCGAAGTCCTGGTCTCTCAGTGAGCAATACCCATTGCCCCTCTGGTAATACTTACATTGATTGCAAATCATAACATTCGATTTTTAATTGGTTAAACAAAACCCCGACCGCCAGCGTGCCGAAACAAACACACGTTAAAACCAAAACTACACTGACAGCCAGCGGTCGGGAATATCTCACAAGCATCCGCAACGGGATTCCTCCCTGCGGTAGCCCCTCACCATCATGGAGTGTATCCGCTCCTTCGCCCAGTTGCTCTGAGCCTCGTCCTCCATGTGGCGGAAGGCAATTTGCCCCCACTCCATCTTCTCAGCCTCGGCAATAAGGTCAAGGTCACTCTGGGGCACGTCCTCCGTCACCTCAACGTCACCGTCCACCCTGATTATGTCATATGTCACTTTCATAAGCTCATAATTTTTTCCAGCCACCTCTTCAGGTGGTCAGGCTGTGAATCGTATATCATGTCATCTCTCATCGCCCTCACGATGCTGTTCCACCACACCGAATCCATCCCATCGGGATTCACCTCATGCTCACAGTCGTGACCGCTGTTGCACTCGTTGGAGCAAGTCTTGCAGCAACCTTTGCATCCACGCACAGCATGGCAGCACACGCACACCTGCTGGCGGGTCATCGGAGTGCAGGGCAGATAGGTCTCAAGCTTGCGTCCCATTCTCCTCAGCCCTCCTCCGCCTCGTCTCCCATGCCTTAAGTCCACGCTTGCGGTAGTCAGACTTGTGAGCCATGGCATACCGCCTCATGCTCGCAGCCTGCTTGCGCCTTGATTCCTCAGGCATCACATATCCCTTCCTCCACTCAGTCCCGGTGTCTGGTCTTCCTGGCTTGTACCCACCCGGATAGCCGAGCGCCCTGCTCATCATCTGAGCCATCTTCCTGTTGTCGTCCCACACGCCGGACAGCCACCTATCGTCCTTCTTGAGCCCGAGCTCACGAGCCTTGCGGATCATAGTCCTCACACTCACTCCGAGCACTCCTGCTATCTCTTCGTTCTTCGTTACCGGGAACATGCGGCGGAGCTCAGCCAGCATGGAGCCAGACCATCCGATCGTGACCACACCGTCCTTCTTGCGCATAACCCTGCCCCTCGTCATGTCGTAGCGCATACCGTCAGGGTGCAGCCGCCTGTAGTAAGCCCTTTTCTGCGCTCTCTCACACTCCTTGCAGCACCGGAAAAGCATTCCCTCATATTCGCCTGTATGGTGTATGTAATATTCGGATGCCGGCTTCTCCTTGCCGCACTGCCCGCAGATCTTCGTCGTCTCTGTCATTGCCTGTATCTGATTGTGATGGTCAACTCGTGTCCGTTCTTCAACTCATTGGTCTTAGACTGGAGAAGGTGGCTGATGCCGTACTCCAGCACCTGCACCCTCGCTCTCTTCATCTCCTCAAGCACCTTCTCAAGCAGATGGATCTGCGCATCCCTTCCAATCATCTTCTTTCAGTTTAAAGTTGTCCAGTCTGTTGCGTTGCCAACGCAACCCGAAATCATCTCACCAGCAACAGCACGATGCAGAGCCAGCTCACACCAAGCAACGTGCCTAGCACCCAAAGCCAAGCCTTGTCCCTCGTCAAAAGCACGTTCCTGCTCTCTGTGCATTCCTCACACATCACGCTCACGCCATCGATGAAATGCTCCAGCGCCGAACTCTTCACTCCCAGGAAATCCACCCGGTGCTTCAGCACCCTGATGATCCCCTCATGGCAGTCTTCCTCCTTGGCATCCTCGCCATCAATGCAGTAATGCAGACCAAGCTTCCCGCTCCACAACTTGTGGCAGTGGTCCGTCTCAAGCAGACAGCCGTCGCAGTGGCCGTCCACGTCAAGCACCTCAATCTTCTTTTTCATTGTCCTCTTGTTTTTTCAGGTTTTCAATTTCTTCTTTCAGTTCTCTCACTTTTTTCCAGGCATCCTCCTCGTCGCTGTCAATCAGCCGGGTGATGACCGTCGTCGTACACACCGCCACCGTAATCAGCACAGCCGCGATGCAGATGGTAATTATTGTTCCCATTTTGTCAATTTGTATTTTTGGTTTATCAATTCTTTCATCGTCATGTCACGGTGGTAAGGGATCTCCTCACCGGCCGCCACGCTCCGCTCATACTCATCACGCGACACCACACCCCTCCTGTTGATCTCTCTCAGCTCATCCCTCAACCCCTGTTCAATCCGGTCTATGTCATCGTTCCGCTCCCGCATAAAATCCCTCAAGGCACCCATGATAACCATCGGGTCAACCGAGCCGTAGAACCTTCCGTATCTGCAAGCCTTGAATCTGCGGAAGAAAAGCATCAGCTCAGAGATCTTCAGGTAGAAATACTCTTGACATATCAGCCGGGCAGTCTGCTCCAGCTGCTGAGCACTCATCTTCTGGCGCGCACCGCAGAACTCACCCAGCGAGAACAACTGGTCAACCAACCAAGCCACCGGAAGGTTACGCCCCACCTGACCCATCTCAACCAGCGTAGGCCAAGGAGCCATATACATCCCAGCCTCGTCCGCCGCACTCTGCTCAAACGCCTGGGCGAGCAAGTTTTCAGCCTTCACCAAGGAGCCTTGCGACCAGCGCGCCGGCCTCGTTTCGCCGTTGCTCATAGCCGGAGTCAGATCCCTGACCGCCTGCCTCGCCGCTTGTCCAATTGTCTGCATCATATCTTGTCGCGTTTTTGTTGTTTGTAAATCGTTCATCGTAATTGCCCTCAAGCACCTTCGGGAAGTTGTTCGGGCGGAATATCCAGTCGAAGTCAGCCACGAACACATGGTTGCCGCCGCCATTCAGAAACGGACTTGAAGCGGCCTTCGTGATGACTTCGTAGACCGTATCGCCGCCATACTCCCTCGCCCGCGCCATCACCGCAGTCAGCCTCCGGTCAGTCACCGCCTTGATCTTCGGAATCCGCGCGCCCCTCTCATCCATCGTCCGGTTGAAGAAGTCACGAAGACCATCCCAAGAATCCGAATCCCCCTCACGCGCACACGCGGGCGCGGTAGCATCATCACGAAGTGATGATATATTATTATTATCTATTATCTTATTGTTTATTGCTCCTTGCCTTGCTCCTCGGCTTGCTCCTTGCCTTGCTCCCCACCTTGCTCCTTCATCAACGCAAGTGTCTGTCTCATTGAGGTTTTGCCTTGCTCCTTGCCTTGCTCCTTGCCTTGCTCCCCACCTTGCTCCCCACCTTGCTCCCTCAGTGAGCGTCAGGATTGTCACACCGTCAGTCACCTCACGCCATATCCGACCCTCCTCTGCAAGCTGGCTCAGGAAGTTCTCAACCTTCTTACGCCCGCAATTCCAACGCGTCATCAGGAACGACAGACTGACTACAAGCTGACCATTGCCAAGTCTCACCTGCTTGCCCTGGAATAGCGTCACGTTGCCGTCGCCCCAGTTCGCCATCTGCTGCAAGTCAATCCACCACAGAAGCTTCTCGCCGTCAGTCATCAGCCAGCGGTCCACCAAGTCTTTGTCTATTTTCAGAAAAGCCATCAGTCAAGACTTTTTAAAATTCCACATTGCGGATCACACCGCGGTTCTTCAGCATCGTCAGCACATTCAGCACCTCGTTATGGTTGTTCAGGTCAAACTGCACACGGAACGGATTTCCCTGAACCGGGAACAACTGGTATTGCTGACCATCACCGCCATTAGGCATGGCAGCCCTCCGTCCGCCGAAGCGGTCATAACCACGGAGGTATTCTCTCTGGCACCGCTTGCACCAGTTCTGCAAGCCGTCCCTGCTTGCCCTGCGGCGGAAGAAACCCTCCTCAGGCAGCACCTCACCACATTTTCCACAACGTTTCATCTTGTTTCAAATTAAATAGTCCTCAACAGCATTCCTGAACTCGTCGAAAGAGCGGCAGACCACATAACGGTAGCCGTCATTCTCAACCTTTTTCTGCCACTCCTTCTGACTGGGCGACTGCTTGCCGCCCCTCACCTTCATCTCAATCAGCAGCGCGCCGTAGCCCTTGCTCTGCATCAGCAGAATCAAGTCTGCCACGCCGGCCATCACACCCTCAGCCTTCAGCTTCGCACCCGTCACCTTGTCTCTCCTGCCGCCGTTAGGCACAGCGAACAGCGAGTGGATATGCTCCGGGTACTGCATGCGGAACCACTGCACACAGCAGCACTGCAAGCGGTGCTCCGCATCGTCGGGATGCTTGCGCTCCCTCACGCCGCCATGCTCCATCCGTACATTCCCCTGCTTCACAAGTCCAAGCATCTCATCCCATTTCATTTCCGTTCAGTTTTTAGGTTGGTAATTCGGTCAGAACGGAGTGTCATCATCCCATCCGCTCGGCTGAGCCTGCTGTTGCTTCCGCTCCTCAGGCGGCACATATCCCGGTGCCCTCCAGCCGCTCGTCTGCGCACCCTGCTGAAGCTGGCCACCCTGCTGGCCGCCATCGCCCTTCGTATCCATAAACTCAAGCGTGTCCACCCAGATGCTCAGCTCATATCGCGTCTCGCCGCTCTGCGCAGTGTAAGTTCCCAGGCTCAGCCGTCCGTCCACATACACCTTCTTTCCCTTCAGCAAGTGAGGGCAAAGTCGCGCGTTCGCATCCCGCTTCATACAGCGCACCCAAGTCGTAAACTCCTGAGGCTGTCCGTTCCGGTCAGTCCTCTTTTCAGAGTGTGCCACGCTGAACACCGCATACTGCACACCCGCAATCTCTTTCAGTTCGGCATCCCTTCCAAGGTTGCCAATCAATTGTCCTTTCAGCATATTTCAAAACTATCTACATAAAATTAATGATCTCTTCCTCAAGCGATGCGCTGTCCACACCCCTCAGATATTTCTTGCACACACAGTTCACCGCGTCCTTGTAGAACCGCTCAAACTCGCTCTCGTCCATCTTGTCGAAGGCGAGGCTCTTCTCCCTCACCACCATCCGTCCGCACAGATTCTCCACTTTCGCATAGCCCAAGTCCAGTTTCAACGCGAATTTCAAGTCCTCAACGCTCCAGATGTTCCAGTCAAACGCGCGCTGGTCAGGCATGTTCTCAAGACAAAGCTTGAGCAAGGCGAAGAACTTTTTGTGGAACCTGTAGTTTCTTGCCTTTCTCACCGTCGCAAGAACCTCCGTCCCCACCTTCAGTTTCTTTTTCGCATCAAGGTCGCTTCCATAAATCGGAAGCAGACCCGACTCCGTAACCCTGCACAAGATATCCATCAGTCTCTCAGCGTGATTTTAATCGTGGCTTTCGACTCGCTCTCTTTCATGTACTCTCCATAGAGGTCGGCATGCTCCTTCTTGAACCGGGCTGAGTCAAAACGGCTCGACTTCGAAGGAGCGACATAGGTCACCAGCATCCTGCCGGTGTCAAAGCTCTTGTCACCTTTAGTCGCCATCTCGTCCAGCAACTCCGCCTTCAGTTCGTCCACCTGAGCCGTCAGACTCTTGATCTGCCGGGTCAAGGTCTCAAGCAGCATCTCCTTGTCGTTGAAATAGTCAGGGAACACCTGACCACCGCCGTCAAACGGCTCGTCGTTCTGGTCAGCCATGATGAGGCTCATCACCTCCTTATCCTCTCTCCTGACAACCTCAACCACCTCGGCAATGTCATCTCGCAGCCAGATGCCCAGCAACTTGCCCACCTTCAATCCCGGATTGTTTAGCTCCAGGAAGAAGGCGCAGATGCTCAGCTGCCAACTCAGCGAGTCCCTGTCCAGTTTGTATGTGGTCTTGTAGTCGGCAAGCCAAACCTCGTCATCCTTGCCGCCCTCATAGATGCCGTCTATGTTGGTGGCGTAATGCTCCATGTCACTCACCGTCCATTCGTTCGCAATCAGTTTTAAGCCGTGCTCCTCCTTCAGCAGGAGATAATTCCTCGCCTCCTTGGTGGTCGGCTCAATGCCGATGCTCTCAGCCAGCTCAATCTCCTCATGCACAAAGCTCCCTCTCTCAGCCGCCTTCTTCAGCACGGCCTCAGGAACGTCCTTATACTTATCCGAGAACAATCGCTTGATCAAGGTTGATGTGATGCCTTTCAGCATCTCGCCAGTCTCTTCGTTGGTGTAGGTGTGAGCCTCTTGGTCAAACCTCACCGGTATCTTTTTAAGTTCAATCATAGTCTGAGGAATTAAGGTTACTGAATCTCCTTCTTACGCGCACTCAGCGCGTTCACAAACCGAGGCTCCTTCTGGAGTGCCACATAGGTATTGTACACTTGCTTCAGCTCTGCCATCGTCTGGCATTGGCCGATGTACACCAGCACTTGCTCCAACCCCGGCACCTGACTCTGCTGAGCCGCCTGCTGAGGAGGAGCCATCATCGCCTCCTGCGCGCCGTACTTGGTCTCATAAGCCGTTGTCTTATCTCTGCTGTAGTACACGTCAGCAGCCACGCCCAGCGACTTCATAGCCACGCTCAGCGCATCGGTCAAAGCCATCTTGTAGCCTTCATCATTGACGTAGAGTCCTTGCCTTCCAACCTCCACCAAGGTAGCACCTCCGGTGCCCGGTATCGGCTCGCTCCACTCACCATCCTCATCTATGTAGTAAAGGTTGATGTTAACGAATGCCTTCACCTCCTGACCAAACGTAAGTTCCCACTGGCGGGTGATCTCATATTTCCAGCCAATGCCGCAAGGACCGAACGTCTCAGTCATCGCCTTGATTCTCCAGACAGGATTGATGTCGCTCTTGCCCTTCAATCGTCCTGCTTGGATCGTCCGCAAGGCGGTCTCCGGGCAGTTCCTCAGGCTTTCATAAAACCTCAGGTTCAACCTCAGGTTCTTGTTGTCTTCTTTTTTTGTTGCCATGTTTTTGCAGTTTTAGGTGTTAAACGTGTCTCTGGCGGGGGAGGGAGGATGCGAACCTCCGGCTCATCTGCGGACTGGGTAAAGAGTCCTGCCGGTTTGCCCTGTTGTTCCGGCTTTCCACCCCCTTGAAAACCGCCTATCCTCGCGGACCGGACGGGGTGAATGATTATGGATATAAAACCAGCCCGGGGACAGAATGAAAGAAAGTATGTGCCAATCCGAGATCCTAAGGCTGACCGCCGTCAGCCACCGGGCTGAGAACCTGTTTCCAGGACAGGTTGATACTATGAAAGACAAAAAAAATGGTTAGTTGTCAATAAAGTCTCTGAACAACTTCCATGTCGCCGTGAGCTGGAGAGCCCCGGCAAGGGAGCCTATTCCGATGAGCTTCATCAGGAGCGTCCGCTCCCACGTCATCTCACTCTCCCCCATAAGGAGGATGATTCCCGCCGCCATCAGCAGCACCACGATAATTTTTTTGATTGTTTCCATGATTCTTGTTTTTGATTGTTAATAACGATTTTTCCTCATCAGCATGTCGATGGATGCCTTCTCATAGTACACCGACCTGCCCAGTTTGTACACGTTGAGCCCCGGATATGTCCTCAGGGACTCAAGGAAGTCCCGGCTGCAGTCGAGGTACTCCATCGCCTCCCTTGTGCTGAGCCACACCTTCTCTACCCGTGCCACCGTGCCCTTCTTCATAATGGCAGTCTTGTTACCGTCACTGACCTTGTGGCGTATTCTGCCGCCACAGTGAACTTGCACTCAAGCAGCTTTCCCATCTGATAGGCTGTAGCCCTTACGGATTCCACCTCAGCAGGGTTTATGTCGAAGAAGGTTTTCGACCCTCCAAGCTCAATCTGCCTAAGTGATTCCCTTGTGATTTTTTCTTTTTCCATAATTTCTTGCTTTTTTCCTTTCTTCATATTTTGCGGGAAGAAAAAAACTGCCTATATTTGCAGTTGGGTAAAATGTTATGAGTAAAGAGTAAGAGGTTGCATAGGCAGCTCTCTTCTTGCCCGCTTTTTCGTTTTCGTGGGCAAAGTAAATAGTATTATCTGATAAAAACAAATATTATCAGGTAATTTAACTTATGTTAAGTAAATATTATGAAAGAATTGAAAGAAATGACAAACTACGACAAAATCAGAGAAAGGTTACGTCTCCTTTCTGAGAATAAAGCATACTCGACAAGCGAGTTTGCGAAAAAAGCTGGTATTGAGCCGTCCAATATGCTGAAGATGCTCAAGGGACAGCAGACGATAACGGCTAAGACCCTGAAGAAAATCAGTGCCGCCTATGGCATCAGTGAAGAGTGGCTCAGAACCGGGAACGGTGAGCCGGATGCCCAAAGAGAAGAGAAAAGCATTGCCCCCGATTTGTCCGCAGATATGCCCTTCGTCGTTGAAGTCTATGAGAATATGGGCAGAGAGGGAAGAGGACAAAAGAGAATGGCTTACGGCACGGGCAAGATGATTGAAGAAGTGTTAGCCAAGACACAGCGAAGTATGTTTGAGCGCATCAACGATCTCACTAAGCAGAACGCCGAACTTATGGAGCGCATCGCTGGTCTTGAAAAATCCCAGAACCTTCTTTTGTCAATCCTGAGCGAGACTCAGGGCAAAAAGAAAAAACAAGCATAGTAAACCTAAAGATCTACCGAAATGAAAAGTAAAATCCTATTATTTGTGCTGCTCATCACATCGATGAGCTGCCGAGCTCAGATGGGGCTGACTGACACGGAGGAGAACGGCAGCAGAACCATCCACGCACCGTTCATCATCGATGGTGACAGACGCTACAGCGGAAGCTGGGGCTTCTCCGTAATAGGGGAAAAAGCAAAGTACGACAAGACGATTGACTGGTATCTCGCCCTTGTCATCACTGGAACCAACTCAACGGTATATCCAGACCATCCCGGTGTGCTTATACGGTTCACGGACGGAAAGGTTATCGAGTTGAGGACTACCTTGGTCAATGACCTGGATAACCCAAGTAAACTGCCAACAGGGCTGCTCATGCTCAAACCGACGGAAGCTCAGCTCAAGATGTTCGAGGCTGGCATCTCAAAGATTAGGGTGGAGTTGAAGAACGATTATGTTGAGCGCAGTTCTCTTCCCGATGTTGGTGAGACAATCTATGTGGAATATTCGGAAATCAAGAAGCAGTTCGGCAGACCACGCAAGACCTATGCAGATGGATTCTGATGATTTCTGACCCGCTATGGCAAATAAGTAAAAATTAACATTTGTTAACAAATTAAAGTCTTAAGGCACAAAGGATTAAGCCTTAAAACAGGGCATTCCCAAGCTGAGGGTCACGAGTTCGAGCCTCGCCTACCGCTCAAACGAAGAAAAGCACTGGGTGTCAACGATTTAAAGGATACCCCATCATCACTCAAGGTGTGACCCTTCTTTAAAAAAATCCTTTGTATTTCGGTTTTTTGCCGTTTTTTGCCGTTCAAATAGGGCGAAATTGTGGCAAATGTGTGGCAAAAATCCGAAAGCCGGAAAGGACGGAAGGAGGTGACAATGAAGACAGTAATCAGTGTTTTCTGCCGGAGCGGGGCGAACCGCAACGGCGAGTACGGAGTGAGTGTCCGTGTGCAGCACGGCAGGCTGAAGCTTGACGTGTCCACCGGCATCACGGTGAGTGAGAGGTTCCACGGACTGAGTGTGCCGAGAAAAGAGTGGAACAGTACGGCGAAGGGCAAGCGGCTGCTCAGGACGGTGGCGGCTCTCGACGAATACCTGATGGCGAATCCAAGGATGCCGGAGGGAGAGATGAGGAAGAACATCCGGCTCATCGTCACCGGCAAGACACCGGCGGAGAAGGTTCTCGCCGATTATGTCGAGGAATACGCGGGGAGGCTCGCTGACCACACGGCGGGCATCTACCGCCTGACGGCGAGGAAAATCAGGGAATATGACGCAAGGGCGGACTTCTTCTCCGCCGATGAGGACTGGCTCGCAGGGTTCCGCTCCTTCTATGGGGAGATGAGCGACAACGGGATAGCCATCCACCTCCGCAACATCCGCACCGTGTTCAACTGGGCGCGAAGAAAGAAGCTCACCGACCGCTACCCTTTTTATTATTATAAGATAAAGGAGGAGAGGATACCGCCCAACAACCTCACCGTTGACGAGCTCCGCAAGCTCCGTGACTATCCTGTGGAGCCGTGGCAGGAGGTGTATAGGGACATCTTCATGCTCTCGTTCTACCTTGCCGGTGTCAACGTGGGCGACCTGCTGCTCTCACCGGGGCTCAGGGATGGCAGGTTCGTGTTCCGCCGTCAGAAGACCGGTCAATACGTTGACCTGCCAGTGGTCCCGGAAGCCCGCCGGATCATCGAGAAGTACAAGGGCAGAGACCACCTGCTCTCCGTCATGGACGGCAGGGCTGACTACCACTCGTTCATGAGGCGGTGGAACATCGCTTTGAAAAAGATAGGCACGCAGGAGGTCGTGCCTGACAAAATCGGGAAGCGGAGGAAGATAATATACCATCCCCTGTTCCCCGACATCACCACCTACACCGCCCGCTACACCTTCGCCTCCATCGCCGCCAACGACCTCGACATCTCGGAGGTGCAGATAGGCAGGTGCCTGGGTCACAGCTGGTCTAAGACTGTGACCGCCCGGTACATCGCCGATGACCGCTCCAAGGTGGACATGGTGGTGAGGAGGGTCGCAGAATATGTCAACGGATAGAAAAAAGATAAAAAAAATGCATTTTATGTTGTAGAACATATAATTTAATGCAAATATGTAGTAAAAAAGCCGTACCTTTGTAATGTGAAAAGGAAATAATAACAATTAAACACCGGCGGCAACGGGAAACAGCGGCATAGAATTATGGCACAGTATAACGTACAGCACACATGTGGACATGAGTACACTCACATTTTGTTCGGTTCTTATAAAGACCGTGAGTGGAGACTTGAGAGGCTGGCGGAGACAATCTGCCCGGAATGTCAGAAGGCAGCCAAGCTTAACACACTCAACCTCTTCGAGGAAGAGAACAACCTCCACGAATTAGGAGGGAGCGAGAAGCAAATATCTTGGGCAAGGGATATAAGATTCCAGACCTTCAAGGCAATAGAAAAGGTAAAGTCCCTCGCCCAGTGTGGCGAAGCCATCAAAATGGTTGAGGGGTGGATTTCTTTCCTTGCCAAGCAGGAATCATCCAAGTGGTGGATCGACAACAGGTATGAACTCCCGAGCAGCAGTGACACCGATAAGTTTACGATCCAAAAAATGGTCGAGCTGACCAAGTAATACTCCCCCAACTCTTTACTCATTTTACCTCAATTTACAAACTTAAAAATATAAGAATTATGAAAACTATGACTATGAGAGAGAATGCTATCAACAGCGTGAAAAATATTACAGACGAGACCATCCAAAATTGGTGGGAGCGTAGCCACACTCCATACTACGAATGGGTGGAATGCCATCCTGACGGGAACATCCACGAAACGGCGGAACCTGACGGCAACACACGGCACACCGACCTTGATGGGAATCCCATCGAGAGAGTGTACACAATCGCAAGCGGCGAGTACTGTGACTGCGACATCTGCACACAGTATAACAGGTTCAACAACATCGAGGATGAAGAGGACATTGCTCGTTTCAACGAGGATTTCGGTCAAGGTTCATACGACACCTGGAAGAATGATTGGGAAGGCGACTTCCAAACCGCCATCACTGACTACAACCACGAAAACGGAGTGTATGAGGAAGATGTGCGTGAAGAGATGGTAAAAGCCATCCAGTCGCTCCCGTACGGATATTTCGACGATGAGACCGAAGATAATAACAAAAATAAGGGATGACTATGGACGAGAGATTAAGGATAGGTGCAAGGATTAAGGAGCTCAGGGAACGCAAGGGCATCACGCAGGTGCAGCTCGCAGAGAAGACCGGGTACAGCCAGTCAAATATATGGCGCATAGAGAATGGCAAGTACTCCGTAGGTCTGGACATACTTGCCGCAATCGCAAGGGCTCTTGATGCGAGGGTTGAGCTTATCTCCCCCTCCACCATTTCCTGACGGACCATATTACACAACCCAGCACCCCGATTGGGACGAGCCACTTGAGGAGCGTGAGCCAGAACGGCGTGCGCTCCTTTACTGTTGTCTTGTCTGACTGGCTGACATGGGATGCCGTGTCTTTCCTCTCCGCATAGCGGTAGAGGGTGATGGTGTCATGCCTCAACCTTAGGATGGTGTCGGTCTTGACATGGTGTATGGTGTCATGTCGGATGTCCACCTTGGTGTTCCAGTGCTCCCTGTAGATGGTGATGGTGTCGCCCTTCTCACGGATATAGACGGAATCACGGCGATAGATGGAGTCGTGCCTGACATCCACCTTGTAGATGGTGTCGGTTCGTGCGAGATACACGGTGTCTGATGCTCCCTGATGCGACATAATGGTGTCGGTGGTGGAATGCTCCACATAGATGGTGTCGTGCGTCTGGATGGCTTGCTTGACGGTTCTCGTGCATCCCACCAAGGCATACACGATGGTCAGCACCAGCATGTATGCGATGATGAGGACGAGTGCTGTTTTGGTTGGTCTCATGATTGCTTGAGTTTCTTCGCCACCTCATCCCTCAGCGGCTCGATGCGGAAGGACGGGCAGGCTTTGTTTGCGAACTGGTAATGCCCGAAGATTCGGGTCACGGGGAGCTTGTAGAGCCTGCACAGGTCAGCCAGCAGGGTGACGAGCGCAGCCTTCTGCTCCCTTGTGCGTGTGTCCTTGGGTGTCTTTCCATCACTCGCCACGCCTCCGACATAGGAGATGCCGACGGAGTTCTGGTTATGCCCAGTGCAGTGCGCACCAGTCTGATGGATGCTCCGTCCCTCATGGACTGAGCCGTCGAGGTAGATGACGTAGTGGTAGCCGATGTCCACGAACCCACGGGCGAGGTGTCCGGCACGGATGTCTGCCACGGTGAAGTTCCTGCCTTCGGGCGTGGCGGTGCAGTGGACTATGATTTCCGTAATCTTCCTCGCCGACTTGACGAGCTTGGTTTTCTCAGCCTTGGGAAAGAGGGTCGCCCATGTGAGGCTGCCCACGATGCCGTCTGGATCGAGGCCATGTGAGGACTGCCATGCCTTTACCGCCTCCTCGGTCTGAACTCCGAACACGCCGTCAGCCTTGATGCCGAGAGCCTGCTGGATGAGGGTCACGTTCTTTCCCTTGCTTCCTTTCTTGAATGTAGCCATAATTGTTTCGATTAAAGTTGCGTAATTGGATTAAATTCACTACCTTTGTGCAAGGACGAATCGTGAGATACTTATGACAAATTCGGAGTCCCGTGCCAGTGATGGTGCGGGATTTCTTTATTCGTGCGTAAGCTCAGCAAGCAAGTCCTTCTCCAGGATTTCGCGAATCTTCTCCGCCTTTCGGGGATGTACCCCGTTGTCCTCCATTATCCTTTTCGCCCTTGCTGATGCCGTGTAGGCGATGGAATCAGCCGACTCATGTGAGTGAGCACCAACGAGGAAGAGGGTGATGGACGCACCTACCACCGCTCCAAGGATGATTAGTAATATAGTTGCCATAATTGCCTCCTTTCTTTTTAATGGGTGGTCAGACTATTCTCCCGAACCGCCTGACCGAAAAAATCGTAGTCATGAAAAAAAAACTTAACTAAACTAACTAAAAACTACCAGAAAACCCCGGAGATGATGCCGCTGTCATCGCCGGGGAAACGAATTGAAATTATTAACCTTATGAGCTGCGGCCTTCCCTCTCGGGATTTACTCCATAGGTTTTTCTTCTGAGTCCTGAGTCTCCTCCGCCTTCGCAAGACGCCGGTCAAAGTAGTCCTTCACCCTGCTCTCCGTGTCGCCAAGCTTTGTTCGGAAGTAGATGCTCACACCGAATATTCCACCAGCGTAGGTCAGTGCCTGCGCCATATACCACAACACTCCTTCCGTCACGTCTCCGTTAACGAAGAACGAGATGAAGGTCAGCACCACCCCGCTCAATATCATGAGCGAGGCTGTGCCGTACTGTATCCATTCTTTGCTGTTTGTAGTCATATCATCATCTTTTATCTTATCCAATAATTAGCAACCCAATGCAGCCGCGAACCGGTCTGCCATCATGTGATATTTGTTATATATCTCATACCAGTCTTTGCAATAAAGTCTGATAATTGATTAGATACGATGCAGTCAACATAAGGAAAATATTGATTGTACACATCTACATTGTCAACAGTCCACACAGCCAACTTTACTTTTTTGTTCAGGTTAGCTATAAGTGGCAACAGACTATCTATCGGGTTTAAATTGTATGTAAACGACGCAAAGACATGATAAGACTCCGCCATTGTATTCAGTGCGCTAATATCATCTGCGGTAATAGCTCTTGAATATACAGATGCAATTGTAACATCATCATAATGAGATTTGAGAATTTGCGCTGAAAAATATGTAGATGCTGTGGTGAATATGATATTACCCCACATCCTATACTTGTCAATCAAGTTGATGACATTATCTGCCTTAGTCTGAGACGTGATTGTGCCAGTATGGTCAAGATATACCATCAGACCTAATTTCTTGCACGTTATCAGACATTCCTCCAATGACTGTATCTTACCTCCATAATAATTGTATGTAATCAGATTTTCTGCTGTCTCATTAGCAATCGTGATACTATTCGACGTGTCTAAGTCAACGAATGAAGGGTCGTGTGATAAGAAAGGAACGTTGTCGGATGAAAAAATCAAATCAACCTCCACGCCATCAAATTTATTATAATAGGAAGCCACCATAGCTTCTTCTTTACATTGACCATAAGAACTGTAAGAATCAATACTATATCCTTGATGAGCAAGGGAAAGAATATTGCTTCTATAGTTTGACGATTCGTTGAGATACAATAGGTTTTTAACGTTGTCTTTCAAAAAATCTGACACAACATAAGTGTCAATATGTATTGTAATTGTAGGAGAACTGATTACCTGATATCGTGTGTAGCTTTTGGTTGGAGTGAAAAACAGAGTTGCGGTTTCGCTGCCAATAGGTATAACCCCTACAAATTCCATCAGCGTGCTATTATTAAGCGTCTGAATTTTTATGTCTTTCGTTGATGCAGATTCCAATCGGATGTCCAACCTACAATACATTCCTGGATGTATTGTATGCTGATGCTGGGTAAGTGTCATCCACCCTGACCCACTTCCAGACACCGAACAATAAGGAGATGGTGTGTATTTACCAGTCATCAGATAATCCAATTTTTCTTCGAGGTTCTTTGTGATAATATCAAAAACTTCAACAGTCCATGTCATTGCTATGTTGTTGGCAGTAATCTGGAATCTGTTAATTGCATAGTCTCCTGTATTGAAGTCGAATTCGATTTCTGTTGCTCCCTCTGGATAGCTTGCGATGTATCCATGGTTGGTTGACCCAACCAATTTGCTCACTGAATATGTCCTGCCAGCAGGCGAACTGGATGTTATCTTTACATGGTACTCCTTGTTTTTTTCTAAAGGCGTGAATGTGTTGGTGATGTAGTACGATTGCTGCGCTTCAACTGTTCTTGCATCGCCTAATTTGTATTGATAAGATTTTTTCCAGACGTTACTCTCTCCAGTCCTCGGCATCAACTTGTTCCCCTGCCCGTCCTTCAGCTGCACATCCTTCACCGCACCCTTGTCCGTTTCGATGTCGTAATGCACCTCCAGATTCTCAATCGCCTGTGCTATTTCCTCCAGCGCGTCTTCCTTGGATTCTCCAATCGCAGCCTGCGCGGCACTCACAGCACTTGCCTCAGCCTCCTGCAGGTCATCAAGCGTGGTCTCAAGTTGCTGTATTGCCTCTTGGATTTCGCCTTGTGTCGCCGCGCTAACAGAATCATTTATCTCCGACTGATACTTTCCCTTGGCGTAGTCATATATCTGGTCAGTCCTCGCCAGCTTACCATCAACCTCAGCGCAGTTCAGCTCGCCGTATACATTTACTTTTGCCATATTATATCTGTTTTTAAGTTGTTAACGTAATATTATGTAGTCCGGCGATGATCCGTGCATCGCTACGGTAGCAGGTGTATGCGGTTCCGTCAATCGTCCTCGTGTATGTCGTCATCGGCACCTCGAAGCCTGACGAACTGAACCCTGAAGGCTGTGTGTAAGCCGTAGGAACGCACACCCACAAGTAGAAACCCCGCACAGGATTGCTCCAGCTGTAAGAACCGCCGACTGCAGTCCTGGTATATCTGTAATCCATCGATGACAAGTCAATGTCGCCGACAGCGGAAGCCTCCAGGAACCCTGCGCAGAATGGGCTATCGTAATAGTCTGTGTCCAATATGTCACGCAATTCGCCTGAGCCAAGCAGCTGCATCGACACATTGACAAAATCACCGTTGTTGCCGGTTATTGTGCATCTTGTCACGATGGCGGTGCCCACCTTTCCGAAGTGCAGGTCGGGGGCATAGTCGCCAGCCTCCCTGTCCTGCCTCACATCACTCACCGATGCCACCATCACCTCCACCATGGAGTTGCTCGCCACCTTGGCGATGAGGTCTGCCTCGCTGAGCTTGCTCATGAGCTTCGCCTCGGTCACCTCCCAGCCCTTTCTCTTCTTCTTGTATGTCTTCCAGGCTCCAGTGTCAGGCGATGCCACCTCCACGGTGTCCGCACTCACCTCAAGCTCACACTGCGTAGCGTATGCCAGCGTGGTGAAATCCTCGGTGTTGCTGTCGCGCCAGAAGACTATCAGATTGCGTCCTTTCAGTTTCATATCTCGATTAAAGTTAATTCGGTATTCGCGTCCCTGTAATTATGCTTAACTCCTGTGACGGCATAAACCACGCCACCGTAAGTGATGGTGTCATAAGGCAACACATTGCCCATCCTGACCTTCAGGGTGAGTTTCCGCTGCACCTTCCCGTAATGGCTCTTCATCGACGCGAGAAGCCGCTCCTCTGGTCTCTCAGCCCCGTCGGTGTAGGTGATTTGGCTCACTGCGTTGCCTGCTGCGTCATGCAGGATGGCATAGCCGGCTGCGTTGTTGTTGTCCGATGCTATCTTCAGGCTCACCTCCCTGTCCTCGACGAAGTCCTTGTTGGCGATCGTCTGGTATCTGTTCGTCTTCTTGTCGCCATCGCCAACAACCGTTGAGGTGTCTGCCACATAGTCAATCTTCAGCCCGTAGAGCGCGAGAGTGGCGAACACGCCGAATGTGTATCCAGAATGAGGCGGGTGCTCGTCCGTGTCCACGGTGGAGTGTACGATGTCGTTAAGACCAGGCAGGCAGTCACCTGGTATTATCAGCTGCACTTTGCCTTCCAGGTGCTCTGTGATGGGAATCACGAATCCGTCTGCCCCGTTGTAAGGCTGATGCAGGTACTTTGTGTTCCACACCTTCCCTGTGTCACCCTTCGATGATTGGTAGTCGTCGGATGAGCCGATGTAGAAAGCGAAGTCATCCAAGGATGACTGCCATGATGTGCCATTGAAATACTTGTCACCGACACGCAGGATTACCTTCAGGCAGCATTTCCCGTTCTTGAAGGCGGGGATGGCGTAATTCCGTGTTTCCCCTCCCCATGGAATATTCCAGTCGTTGTTGTAGAGGTTGTCAAGATGTGAATCAACATAGCTCATTCCCGACGAGCTCCCGCCGATGCAGAAGCATCCGTTGTCATACGAGGCGGAAGCCCTCGAAGTGAGTACCAGGAGCGGAAGCGAACGGCCAGCGGCGGTTCCGTCGATGAACACGCCGTCATTCATCCAGTGGTAGCTATGGTCCACTACCCATCTGTCATAATCGTATCCCTCCATCGTGATGAAGATGCCCTTCCTGTAGTTCCAGTTGCGCTTGCTGCCGTCTGCCTCGCTCTTCGTACAGCAGTCGTAGTCAACAATCGCACATGCCGGACCCTGTCCGACATCAAACTGGTCTGGGTTTCTCTCATAATCCCACTCCACGAAACCTGAGCCGTTGTCGATATATCGGTGCGCCTCGGCTGTCTTGCAGCCGTTCTTCACCTTGTAGACCTTATACGAGAACACCTTGTCTCCTGCCCAGTTCTCCAGTGCGGCCTGCGAGGGAACGTATGACTTGTACAGATCAAGGTCTTTGTCATCGAGTTCAGGTATGACCTCTCCGATGGGGTTGATGTCGCACTCCAGTGTTATCTTCTTGTTTCCCTGCAGCACCTCCATCGTGTTGCCGCTTCCATCAAGTTCCGTCACTGCCGACAGTGCGCTGATGGACGGGGCTGTGGCTGCGGTGAGGTCTGCTGTGTTGACCGACGACAGCCAGTCAACGAGTTTCAGCAGCGTAATCTGCTTATATGCAGATGCGGTGTGGCTTACGAAATAGAGGTCTGCCCCCTGCTCCACCGCAGTCCAGCCGAAGAAGCTGCAGATGCCGGACAGCATGTCCTTTATGGTATCGCCCTCTATCGGGTAATAATCCGCGTCGTCGTAGTTGTCGGCTGAGTTCTCCTTCAGAAAATTGTATCTGCTGACGGTGTTGAGCAGTCCGCATGTCCCGTCTGCCACCTCATCAGGGAAGATTATATTAGTGTACGGTATGCCAGTGCCTGCTATGCATTCAAGCAGCAGCCTCCACACGGGGGTCATGCCGTAGCCGACAGAGAATTCCGTCGTAGTGCTGCCGTGGTAGATGGTCACTGTCTTGGTCTCGTCCGGTTCTGCGTTCACACTCTCAAGCACACCCAGTCCGCTGGCAACAGGAAGCTCAAACAGGTTTGGCTCGATGTCCCACGATGTCTTGAAGGTCTCAGGCTTCAGCCACCCCATAAACTGCACAGAACCGCCCCTGGAGAACACCACACGCTTGTCCCTGGATCCTGTAGCCATCACGGACGAGAAGTCCGACAATGAGCCGTACATGCGCACATAGCCTGTCTTGCTACGGATAGGTGCGAAGAAGTCATCAGACTCACCGCTCGACACCTCGAAGGCGTTCGTCGCTCCAGTGAAGGTGGCAACGGTCGGCGTGGTGTTCACGTCGCCGTAGATGCCGACCTCGCACGTCACGCCGTCGATATCCTTGAATATGATGCTATGTGTTTTCTGATAACTCATCTTTTTGTTCGGTTAAGATATTCTGCCATCCGCTGGGCTTCCTCATTGAGCTTGGCAAGTTCCTCCGGTGTTGCCTCAGGTCGTTCTTCTTCCTCTTCGTTGTCCCATGGAAATTCCAGTTTCAGTTCCTTTCCGGTCTCCACTTTATGGATCAACTTCGCCAGGAGCCTTGTCATCTCCCATTGCTGCCGGTATCGTCTGTCCTGCCCTGCTATGTAGTCCTCAGCCTCCTGCATCGTCATGTGTCGGAAAAAATACTCTGGTGAGCATCCTCCCTCACCGCATATCCGCTGGTAGAGCTGTGTGACTGTCAGCCTTTTTTTTTATCGTCCTCGTCATCAGGCTGGTCACCGTTCATCTCCAATGCTATCCTGTTTATCTCGCCCACACGCTTAACGTAGTATTCCTGCATGCGCTTGAACAGGTTCGGGTCTTCTGCGCATTTGCAGAACTCGTCAAACGGCAGGTCAAATCCCTCGTTGCTTACAATCAGGATCGAGTAGAACAACACGAACCATTCTGTGATTTTCGAGCCGGAGAAAAACGGGTGGTCGGGCATGAGCTTCTCATAGCCGTACATCACCTGCATCGTTGTGTCGAAGGAGAACTCGTATTTCTTTTTCTTGATGCTTACTTTCATTTCCCTTTTCTTTTAAAAACGGGCAGGCAATCACTCACCTGCCCGTCATGAAAAACCTTAAACTTCTAACTATAACTATGAAAGACATTTATTAAGCCTTCTCCAGTTCGCCAACTCCTGTCATGCTCACTGTTACGGTGGCGTTGTCGCCCACGCTTCCTGCGAGCTCAAGCGAGGTAATGAGTGCCTTGCCCGTGTAGGTGCCAGGAGAGGTCCACCCAGCCTCAGGAAGCCCCTCGGTGGTGTCGTTGCTCGGCACGCCGAAGCATACGTTCACAGGCTCTGCTGCCTTATACTTCTCAAACAGTGCGTCGAATGTCCAGTCAATAGTGCGGGTCTCCACGGTGTGCAGCGACTCGTTGCTTATCTCCCATGTCAGACCGCTGATTTCTTGTGCGCTCCATACGCCGTCATCCTTCGTCTTGCTGTCGCTCGTCTCGGTGTTCATGCTTATGGTGCAGTTAGTCGATAGCGCAACAGGGATCAACGAAGTCCCGTTGCTGATGAAGACCATCAGAGATCTTCCCTTTAATGCTGTTGCTTTAGCCATAATATATAAATTTTTGTTGTTAATAATCCTGAGTCTTGAATTCAAATGTCAGCGTGATGTAAATCACCTCCTGACCTTCCACGAAGTCCTCGGAGCTCGAAATCAGACGGGCTGCCGTCACCTTGAAGCCCTCGTCTGTGCCGGTGTCCTCGATGATGGCGTAGCGGCATGCGTTGGCAAGTGCAACTGCTGTCGCATAGTCCTTCGCAAGACATGCCACAGACACGCTCACGGTGTCCTCGTTCGTTCCGTCCTTCGTCCCGTCACTGCTGATGCCGTTGTTTGTGAACACCACAAACGGATACGACGGAGTTCCCTGGGGAACATAAAGCGGATAAATCCTGCTCCCTGCGATAGCCGTCACACTGGCGTTTGTTGACAATGCCCTGTAGATATGATTACCAATTAGCAAGCTCATGTCTCGTCTTTTATATATCGTCCATATCTCTGTTATTGGCTACCTTATTATTTCCCCACGTCCTGTCCGCCTGCCCCATGCGTTGACAACTGTCACGATCTGCTCACCGCTCACATAGGAGTTGCCGCCGCCTCCGCCGAAGTTGCCGGTGTGGATGGCATCATACAACCGTCGCTGGTCTGCCTCGTTCATCACCATCTCACCGCTCGACACTCTTGCACTGATGCCGTCACGGAAGTCGGAGCCTCCGACGATACCACCGTATGCGAGCGACTGCGCAGCACTGACTGCACTCATGACCGCTGCCAATGTCGCGGTGATTGCGATGATGTTGTAGGGGAAAACCAGACCCTTACCCGATCCTGCCACCGTTGCCGCCGCACTCTTGCCGATGAGGTCTGCGTAGGTGCCAATCAGACCGCCCATCTGCCCGATGATTGTCCCGATTGCCTTCGCCGACTTGTTGCCTGTTGCGGTGAACACGCTGCCAACACCGTTGACCACGCTGGCAATGTCAGACCAGTGCTGACGCTTCTCCGCAAGCATCTCGTTGTCCTTCTGCTGTTGCTCGCCGGTGGCGAAAAGTTGGTTGAGTGCCTCCTTGGACGACTGGAGATTCGTGTTTATCTCTTCCATATTCGTCTTCAGGGTGTCCATCACCTCCTGTGTCTTCGGCTCGCCGTCATTCATGATGTCGAACAGTGCCTTGTATGCGGTGCTGAGGTTGTTTATCTGCTCGGTGTAGCCTTTCACCTGAGCCTGTTGCTCGTCGGTGAACAGCCTCTTCGGCTCTGGCAGCATGTTTACTTCGGCATTGCCTGCATTCATGATGTCGGTGATGTCTGCCAGGGTCTTCGCCTCGTTCTGCTTCGCATTGTATGCGTCCAGGTTCTTCTGCGCCTCCTCCAGCTCGCTGTTTATCTTCACCCACTCGTCTGAGCCGTCAACAAGCATGTCACGTTGCTTGGTCAAGTTGCTTACAAGGTCTTCCATGTAGGTGAGCGAGCCTTCGAGTGCCTTCGCATCCTCCTCCTCAACTCCCACGATGGAGTCGTAGGTCGCCTTCGCCTGATCCAGCAGTGCATTGTATTTGTTCCACTGCTCCGTACCCTTCACAAACTTGTCACGCATCTTCTCGTACGTGTTCATGAGGTTCTTCACGTCCTCAAGCGAGCCCTTCTGTGGAGCGAGTTCCTGGGAGAGGTTTCCTGAGCGTCTGCCGGCCGTTCCGCCGCCTCCAGTGCTTGTTGCTGTCGGCTTCAGTGTCTTCCCTGCCTTCGTAAGTGTTGGTGTCTTAGGAGCGACATTATTCAATGCCTTCTGTGCGGTTCCCGCCTGCTTGGCTGCTTCCTCAGAAACCCTGTTGAACCGGGTGGACATCCTGGCGGCTCCCCTCTTGGCTCCGAGTGCCGTCTGATACTGGCTGATGACCGTTTTCAGCTCCTCGTCGCTGTATCGGTCATTCAGGGCGTACACGATGAGTGCACCCAGTTTCTTCGGATCGTTGGTGTACTCATCAACCGACTTCTTTACCTTCTGCTTGTAGCTCTCCGACGGTCCGGGTGCGCTGCCCATCGTATTGCCCAGGAACGCGTAGTTACTCTTGGTGCTCACGTCCCAGAATCCGTTCTGCCCTCTCTGAGCATTGCCGAGCTCCTTCATGATGCGCTTGCCTTCCTCCCTTGCCTGATTCCTCGTTGCAGGGTTAGCCTGCAGCTTGATGGCATATTCCACCATATCCTGCGTCACTTTGTCGGTCGGGATGTTCAGCGTAGATCCGATGCCCTTTTTGATTGCGTCAAACGTGTCATCGAAGAGGGTGTTGGCTGCCGCCTGAGCCTCGTCGATTTTTTTTGCTGCATCACGGCGTGCGGCTGCTCTCTCCGCCTTCCCAGCCTTGTTGTCAGATGCTGCCGACTGGTAGGCTGCGAGTGCCTCTGCCGCCTCGCTGTTGATGAAGTTGAACGACATCAGCGTGTTGGCCAGCTGGTCGAGTGCTGCCTGTGCGACGGCAGCCCTGGATATCATCTCATTGATGCCACGGGAGAATGCCGAGAAGTCACCGGATGACAAGGCAGCGTAAAAGTTGCTCACCGTCACCTTGCAGGCTGCTATAGCCTGGTCAAACGCGTCGCTGCTGCTCTGTGTGCCACGAATAACTCCCTTCAATATTTCGAAGCCTCCGACTGCGAGACCAACTGTGCCGGCATACTTGCCAAGAGTTCCGAGCAGGCTTGTTGCGCTCCCCTGGAACTTGCTGAACGCACCGCCAAGGGTGCCCACCTCCTTGCTGGCATCCTTCGCTCCCCTCGCAAAACGCCGCTGTGATTCCTGTGCCTTCTTCAGACCTTGTTCGTAGCCTGAGGAATTCACCTTCATATTGGTAACTATGTCAGCCATCGTTGTATTTCTTTAAGTTGAAAAAAGGGGAAGGGATAAGTCCCTCCCCCCTGGGAATGTTTGTAAGGTTCAAGAATACAGTTAAGAAACTGTTACCGTACAGGTGTCGGTGAGTCCGTTGCAGGTGGCTGTGATGGTGGCTGAGCCTGATGCCACACCGGTCACGTTGCCTTTATCGTCCACTGTTGCCTTGCCAGGTGCGCTGGATGTCCAAGTCACTGCGCTGTTGGAGTTAGAAGGAGTCAAAGTGGCGGCGAGCTTCTTTGTGTGGTTAGCACCGGCTGCTGCTGTCACTGTGAGGGTCTCAGGGATGCTGATTGCAGTTGCTGCAAGTGAGTCACCCTTTACCTCGAGAAGTGCGAATGCCTCTTCACGGAGAACCGAGGATGCCCAGTCAGCGTTGAGTGTCACTCTCACTACGTCCTTTGTTGCCTCGCTGTACGGGTCAACCACGAAGCGGGTGTCGCCGAACTGCTGGAGTGGCAGATAACCGAAGTTACCGAAGCCGATGTAAGTCTTTCCTGGACTGTTGATGTAGTTCGTGCAGAATACTGGGAGACCTGCGATTTTTCCGTTCTCCACGATGAAGCGTCCGCTTCCTGCGTCTACAGGAGTGGTCTCAAGCACTGCCTTGGTGTACTCGTCCATCACGAATGCGAGGTTCTCTGCGGCGATACCCTTGGCGAGGACGCAGCCCTTCAATGCCATAACCTCTGTGAAGGTAGGGATGGAAGAAGCGATGGTGATGTGCTTGGCTGCCTTCATAACGGTCACGTCACTCAGAACCTGTGCAGCTGTGTAAGATGTCTCGCCGGCGATAGCCTTGAATGGAGATTCAAAGCCGTAGTTGCTGTTCTGGTCAGTGGTGAAAAGCACCTTGTTGAGAAGACGTGCCACTGACTTAGGGATCTGGTTAAGCACAACCTGATAAGCGACGCCCTCAGTCTGTGTGATGGTCTGGGCAGTCAGCTTGATTGTGATGCCGACACGCTTCGGTACAGGGGTAACTGCGGTGAAGTCGATGTCGCTGTCGTTGAGTGCAACGTTCTCCGATGCGATGGCTGCCTCAACTGCGTTGCTGACAACTGGCCATACGTATGAGCCTGCGAGACCGGTGAGGATTGGAAGTCCAACCTTGTCGTAGATCAGGCCTTCCTCAAGCGGCTCGATGAGCTGGTTGAGGGTAAGCGGGATGATTGCGCTCACGTCTGTGGTCACGATGCTCTCACGCTTCAGCACCTGCTTGTCTGCAATCTTGCTTGCAAGCACGTTGCGGAGGTAGTTGTCAAACTCGATTTCACGGCTTGAAATCTTCACTTTGCCGTTCTGGTCTGCGCTGGAGATGCGGAGGCACAATGCCTGTTTCTCTCTCTCCAATGCCTCAACCTCCACCTTCTCGCTGTCGTTCAATGAACGCTTCTCAGCTTCGAGGGCATCGGCAATCTCACGGAGGCGGATTTCAATCTCGTCCTTCCGGTGTAAGTACTGCTGTACTCCGATGATTTTGTCCATAAGATGAAAATTATTTGTTAAGTTAATATCTCGTATTGATGATGCGCGTGAGCGTCTTGTAGTCTTCCTGCCACAGTTCCTCACGCTCTTCTATATCTTCGTCCGTTTCTTGGTTTTCGGGTGCTTTTTCGGGCTCGTTCTGCGCCTCTGAAGGCTCGTCCTGTGCGTTCTCAGGCTCGATGGTTGGCTCTGTGGTCTCGTCTGCCACCTCATCAGTCACAACGTTGTCTGCGGCTTCTGCAGGCTCTTCTGCCTCACGTTCTGCCTGCTCGAAGTATTCCTCCACCTCCCTTGCGCTCACGCTGGTCTGCTGGTAGGCTGGGTCACTGCCGATCGTGCACTCGAAAATACGGTCAATCTGATTCACAAGTCTGATGACCTCATCCTGCTCCCTCGTGTAGGTCACATGCTTCGGGTCGCTCCAGTAGGTGAACGAGCAGCCGCTAAGGTCACCACGACGCACCAGTTCAAGAGCCATGTTGCCATCCGCTGTGTCGGGTGCCTCAAACGAGAATTTAAGCCCCCGGCTGTCAAGTCCGAGCGTTAATGTGCCCCTGCCCTTGTTGCTTCTGGCAATAAGCCTCTCACGATTATGGAAGAGAGTCATTTTGATGTCCTCTTTGTGCAGCTGGTCTTCGCTGATTGCGTCCGGTGCTATCACCTCCCTTGCGAATCCCTCGTCCCACAACGGCACCGACTTCTCGCCGAACACCAGGGCATAGCCCTCGATTGTACGGCTGCCTTTTTCCTCACGGAGTTTTAGTTCCGACGGAAAGCATCTTGTTTCTCGCTTTATCATAATTTCACTATTTTTTTTGTTGGTTCCAAACTTCGACACTCTGGAATGTCACTTATTGGATACCCATTTGTTGCTGATTCCTTGATTCGGCGCATTTCAGGATAAACGCCTCGATTTTCGGTGCTGCGTTCTCTGCCGCCTGTCTCGCTGCCGACAGGGAAGGACTCTTAAAGAAGTGCCGTCCTGCAAGCGGGCTTGGTCGCCCATCTGGATTTCGGCCAACGTCGAGGATTCGGAGCACAAACGCCCTGTCACGCCCCCAGTACGAATCGATCTGCTTCGTCCGTTCGCTTATCGGTCTTACGACCTTCCGCACCCTGGAGTCAACGGCCACATGCTTCTCTGCCTTCGACTTCGAGTTAAGGATGGTGACGGTGGCACCAAGCACACCATGCTTCGGTTTCCACACGTAAGCCTTCACTGCGTCACGAGCATGGCGCGGGTCGCCGTTCTTGAAGGTCAGGGCAGACTGGACTTCCTTCTTCACCTTCTTCCACTCGCTCAGGAGGACTTTTCGCAGGCCCTTCCGCTCAAGGCTGTCCAGCTGAAGGTTCTCAACCATCTGCTCTGCCTGGCTGATGTCTACGGTGAAAATAACATTGTCATCCATTGCTTCTCTCAGTTGTGCCACCCATGTCCAGTCGTGTGGCGGTTATGTTTATTTCGTAATGCTGTTTGTCGCGGTTGATGCTGTCTATGTGGTAGAGTTTCCCGTCCCACACGATTCTGCACCGCTCAGTCACCACGTCGTTCCAGTTCATCATGATGCTGATGGCGTTCGTCATCATCACGTCACCGGAGAGGATGGCACGGGCACCGCGCACATACCGCACGTTTGCCCAGTACTGCTTCGTTGCCGCCCAGGTAACAACCTGCTCGCCGTTGGCAGTCCTGGTTATTGCAGGTATCTGCACCGTTATGCGCTCGTTAAGGTCTCCGCTGTTAATCATCGCTCTCTTCGTCTGGTCTGTCAGATAATTTCACATAGGGGTGTATCAGGAACTCGTAGCCGTACTGCACAGTGTTGATTGCCTGTGTCGCCGTAAGGCCTTTGTTGCGGAACAGATGCTCCGCAAGCATCAGCATCGCCATGATCACGGGATTCGGCATTGAGCCTCCACCCATCTTCTGCAGTTCCTCAGCTGTGCGTCTGGTCTCAAGTATCACCATCGTCTCAGCCGTAGCACCGCAGTCCGTCAGCTCGCTCTGAGTGGTCTGGTCTGCGTCGCTCTCAAGCCTGCACTGCCTGAGAAGCTGTTCCATCGTCAAGTATTGCAGTGTCATTGTTCACCTCCTTCCTCATTGGCAGTGCCTGGTTCTTCGTTCTCTGCTCCCAGCTGTGCCACCTGCACGCTCACGTATGTCTTGTCGCCTCCCTCTACTGGTGGCATGTCGTTCTCCTTCCGCAGGTCGTTCACGGTTGCCACACCGGTCTCAAGCCGTCCCTTGTTATACTGGACTTTGCTTGCAGGGTCGAGCGAGTTGAGCGCACTCAAATCAAACTGGAATTTGCAGTTCTTGTATGTGGTCTGCGAAAGTAGTTTTGCGTTGAATTCACGCTCAATATCCGTCAGTATCGGCTGGAGGGTCTGCGTGTAGAATGCCAGGTTCGCCTGTTGCTGCGTGTTGTAGTTGCTGGAAGTATCTGCATAGAGCAGAGCAAGCGGCACGTTGAAGAATCTCGCTATGTCAGCATCAATGTGTTTCCGTGTCTCCAGGAACTGCATGTCGGTGCTGGCCATGGAGTATGGGGTCAGTTTTCCGTCGCCCCTCATCACAAGGATGTCATACTTGCCCAGCTGCTCCTGCAGGTCCATGCCAAGCTTCTGCAATTCCTTGTCGTTATATTTTCCGCTCACACCTCTCTGCACTGTGTCGTTCTGCAAGATCGCCTTAAACCTTCCACCTGTGGCGAATCGGTTCAACGTCTCCTCATCACCGGTTGCTGCCACCGACAACACCCTCTTCGCGAGTGAGGTGATGGAAATGCCGTCATGGCCACCGTCAAGCGAGATGTTCTTGAAGCAAAGCAAATCGCCCTCCGTCAGTGTCTGGTTAATGCCGTTGATGGTGTCAGCGATGGTGTATGTGTGATTGTAGATGTCATGTGTCACGCTACCGGTGGAGCAGAGGATAAGTTCGCTGATGGAGTAGTCATATCCCCGCTTTACGTAGATATATGCGTTTCCGTAAAGCAGCCGTTGCAGTACCAGGTTCTTCATGAACTGGAAGGAGTTCATGCTCTGGTTCGGAGCACACGACAGCAGATAGTTCAGACGGCCTCCCTCAGGGGTGTCGTCAATTACGTAGCAGTCCTTCCTCTTGTTGAACCGCTTGCGTTGCAGTGTCAGCGATGCCACACCGCTTGAAATGAGGTCAACGCAACGGTGGACGGCTGCAATCTGCATCGCCTGGAGGCAGTTGAACACCATCTGCTTCGAAGATCCGGAGTAATTGGCACCGGTCGCCTCGCGTTCCTCTGCTTTTGGTGGCACCGCTCCCGCCTGCTCCCTCTTCTCAGCTGCCATCTCAGGCATGCTGACCGGCTGGGGAAAATCGGTGCCGAAAAGTTCTGACCAAAATCCCATAATAATTCTTTTATATCTCCACCGTTTCCGTGTTATTGGCTACCTTTAAGGATTTTACAGCCGTGTTTTTCTCCCGTCAGCCCTCGTAGTTGTTCCAAAGCCAGAAGGTCTCCAGCGTTCCGATGACTGCGTCTATTTTAAGGTTCGCCTTCGATTTTACAGGCTTTTTGTTCTCCATCTTGTCAGTGTCCAGATAGGCATTCCCGAAGCAGTAAGGAAAAATCGGGTTGCGTGAAAACCGCACCCTTGACGGACGGTCAAACACCGCCATTTCAAATGTCTCGACGGGGCTTGTGAACTGCCCGTATGTCTGAGGCACTGCCTTCAGTATTCTGTCGGGCTTGCAGTAGTAGCTGATGGCAGCACGCAACGAATTCACTATCTCGTCACTCTTATACGAGTCATAGCCGATCTGCAGCACGCGCACGTTCTCCTCAATTCTCTTCAGAATGTCGTTCACAATCATCTCACCGCTGATGATGTCGCCCTCGCAGACCTTCATCCAGCCTTGCTCCACCCATTTCTTATATAGCCGGCTGTTCGGGTGGCTCTCCAGTGTGCCTTCGGGAATGTAGCAGTCCATGTCCACGTAGAACCGCTTTTCATCCTCGTTGTAGCCATTCCAAACCACCACCGAAAAGTCATCCTTGACGGATAGGTCTATGCCGACCATGCACTCCATGTCTCCATTCTCCCAGTCAACGGAAAAGTCCGTCTGCAGTTCTTCAATGACCTTCGACGGCATCCATTCCTGGACGGACGCATTCACGAACACATTGAGCATTTTTGTCTTGAACTCCAGCATCGTCTCCGGATCTCTTTTCGCCTTCGTCCACATCTCCGCATAGTAGTTGTCCTGCACCGTTATGCCGATATGCGGATTGCATTTTCGCCATACACTCTCCATGCCCATATGTTCCTCGTCCATCTCCCAGTAATCCGGCATGAAGAGAGAGGCGAACTCGCTGTCATCCCTCACACCGTCGCCAGATGCCTCGCTGAGAAGTATCTGCTTCGCCTGTTCCAGTTCCGTCTCGAAAGGTCCCTCCGACACCCTCGATGCCGTTGTTATTATCACCGTCATTGGTTCCCGTCTCGTTCCCATCGATGAGCGCAGCACCTGCAGAAGCTCTGCTCCGTCAGAGTGCCCCTTCACATATCTTGCCGCCGCATACTCGTCGAATATCACAAGACTCGCCGCAAGTCCGTCTTTCGTCCCTGAGCCGCCTGTAAGACATTCGACGTAGCTTTCCTTGCCGAAAGGGTTGTCAAGCCATCTGAGCGTCTCCCTGGTGGCTTTAAAGTAAACTTTCTTAGGGTCGAGCTGCTTCGTAATCTTCGTGATTTCCTTAAAGCATATCTGCGCCTGGCTGTATGCGTTGGCGGCACAGAATATCTGGGCATTCGCATCACCGAACAGCAGCTCATTCACCGCCAGCGATGCCGTTGATGTAGTCTTAGAGAATTTCCTCGGCACAAATAATATGGCATTCCTCACAAGCCTCGTCCCGTCATCCTTATAAAATCCAAGCATGGAAGCGAACTGAAAATACTGCACAGGTGTCAACTTATACTGCTGCCGCCCCTTCAGCCCTGAGAACTTCAGACTCTCGTAGAACTTCACGAACTTCTTTATCCGTTTAGTCCTGAACTCGTACTCGTTCATCAGCCGCAGGAACTTCGCCACAGCAAGCAGCTCAAAAAGGTTGTGTGCGTCAGGATCACCTATCACCCCGCAGACATAACCTTGAAGCCGTTTGTCTATAGCCGACAGATGCAGCGGTTGCAGATTCACCGCCTGCAGTTCACCCGCCACCTTCGCCTTGAATTCCTTCGTCTTCCACTCGTCAGCCATCGTTGTTTTTATTTTAAATTCACCAACCGTCAGCAAATTCACTAATCATCGTTTTCGTTATCTTCCATCAGCGATGCCAGCACATTGCCGGTCTCGCCCGCAGTCTTCAGTCCCTGTCTGCTGTCCTGGTTCACACCAAGCGCACGGAGCGCAGTCTGGTATGTCTTGATGTAATTCAAGAATAGTGTATCATTAGGATTGATGTCCTTCTTCTCGCCATACTGGTTCTTCACCGACACGATGTGTGTGTAGTCAGGCTGGAGCATCTCTTCCTTCATCGCGTCAATGATGTCGCTCAGGGTTACGACAATTTCCAGTTGTGGCTCCAACTCCTCGCTGTATCGGTTCGCCCGCTTCAGCGAATTGCGCCACCGCGCCAATTTAGCCTCATTCTTTGCCATATCCGTTTTTGTGTTAAAGTTCGGTCATTTCCGTTTGTTTTTCGTTATTTCCGTAAAAAAATTACGGTTGTTTCCTTGAGTTTTCTGCACGTTTCAATGCCGTTTCCACTGCATTTTCTGCGCAATTTTCAGCCGGCACCAGGTATTTTCATGCATCCCCACCACCGGGGCATAGGCCTCAAAAAATCACACAAATATCTCTAAAT